GGCACCATTGCCGCCGTCGCCCTGTGTCGGGTTCGACGGCGCTGCCCCCGGCGGGCCCGCGATGTCCACTCCATCCGAGTTCCACGCCTTGATGATGTTGTAGGCGGTGTTGTAGCGGTTCCTGTACCGGCCGAATATCGGCTCGTTGAGCGCTGCGGCATGCCATCTATCGAGCGTCGCCGGCCCTATCTGGTTGGCGATCCTCATCGCTCTCACAGGCGTTTGGTGATAGGCGACGAAGAAGAAGATCATCGACTGAGTGTCCCTGTCGGGATCGAACCCGAACTTGCGGGCTATCGCCACATAGGCTTCCAGGTCATCCGCCATCTGCTTTTGCTGGATCTTGTAGCAGGCGCGGAGCACTGGCTTGACCTGCCCGTCCATATAGTTCGGCAGGTAGTAGTGGGGCCAGTCCGTGTTGTTTGCGTCCACGCGGGAGCGTAGCTCTGCAGGCAGCTTCGCATACTCGTCAGGAGCTTCCCTTTTGATTCGAGCAAGCAAGTTGTAGGCGCGGCCACCGAACCACTGCCCAATCCCTATCGTAATCGGATCGTTATGGTTGATGTCGTCGTATCTCATCCCCGATTCTACAGTGCCGATAGCTTTGATCGCCACACCCTTGGCTTTAGCGTCCCATGACATGCTGTGCGCCTCTCGCCTTCTTACAGGGGCCCACCCTATGGGCGGGCCCCTGTTCTACGTGAAACGGTTATAGCACCGACCAGGAGCCCGAGACCTGCACCCGGCCTGTGAAGCCCGTCCACGACTGAAGGTGCTGGTTTGAATGGGCCTGAAGGACGATCGGCGTCCGGCCGTCGCTGCCGCCCGTCGCCTGCAGGTTGATCGTGCACCGCGGCGCCGCCCACTCGGGCATCATCCCCCAGTCGTGGCCATCCCCGATCGCCTGGCTGTGCGAATCGACGATGCCCGAAATCGTCACGATTCCGCCGTTGACGCGCAGCGTCAGCGGGGCGCTGTCCTCGTGGTAGAGGCCCGACAGGCCGATCTTGTAGTTGGTCGACACCGGCACGGGTTCGTTACCGTACTGCAGATAGTTGCCGGCCAGCGTGGCAAACCGCGTGTCTCCCGTCGAATTCAGGTGTATTTCGCCTTCGGTGAAGTACTTGGAGTACCCCATGCACCAAAACTCCGTCCCGACGTACTCCGCGCCATAGTTCCCCGCAACCTCCTGAAGAGTGCTGAGGCAGTTGGCGAGGCCATTCTTGGACTTAAGCAGAGAGTGCAGGTTGCTCCACGCCCACACGGCGGAGAAGATGACGACGCGGGCGTTCGGGAAGGCCTTCCGCGCATCCGAGATGAGCGAGACGACGCCGTTGTAGATATCCTTGTTCGCCATGGCATCGTTGCCGCAATCGGCGATGATGACGTACTTGACGTCGTTGTTGTTGAAGCTGCCGTCCGCGATCGCCCTATTCAGCTGCACGGAGAAGTTGTTGGCACCGTCCGTCATCCCCGTCCCGCCGACGGCGAAGTTCTTCTCCGTAATACCCATCGCTTTGCACATGAGTGTTGGCCATTTGCCTTCGACGACGTTCGAGGTGCCGACGATGACGGCGCACACGTCAGGGGTGGCGGCATTCTTCAGCATGTAGCGGGCATCCGACTGCGCCTTCGTGTAGCGGTCGCTCACCTTAGTGAACAGGTCGTCGTAGCACTTGGACACCTGGCTGGATGCATCCGCCTTCGCCCGAGACTCAGCCTCGCCGATCTTCTGATCGATTTGGGCGACCACCTTGTGGTCGGCGTCGACAGTCGTCTCTGCCTGCTTTATCCGGGTCTCCATGCTGTTGAACTTGGACGTGTCCTCCTGTGCGCGCACGTCCAATTTGCGCATGTCGCCGTTGTAGTCGCCCCTCCACGTGGGCTTGTCAGTGTCGATGAACTGGCTGAGGCCCAACGCCTCCGTCTTGTTCGTGCTCGCCATATCCGGTTCTCCTTACTGCCGTAGGCGTTGTCAATGTGTTGCGTGGTCGGTCTTGTATTCAGGGTCCAGGTCCCACTGGCGGGCCGTCCAGTTGGCCTCGTCCAATGCTCGCGCCGTCGCCCCGACGTCGTCGGCGCCCTTGGCGAATCTGGCCTGTGTGCGCACATTGTCGTAGAGCACAGCCAGCACCTCCGAGACGGTTTGGTCTGTGCGCCCCCATACCGGGTCGTGGACGATCATGTCCTTGGCGCCGCGCTGCGCCAGGCGCCGGTAGAGCGCGTCGATCGCCTGCGCGATCTTGTCGTCCGTCTCCTTGCGCAGACGCGATTCGAGGTCGATCAGGCGTGCGTCGATGTCATTGGCGAGCGCCACGACCTTGTTGACTGTGTCGATGATCCGCTTGTAATTCTGGATCAGGTCTTCCAGCACCTCTTGATAGGAGTATGCTTCACGCTCCGCGAAAGGCGTGATGTTCGTCAGAGGTGTGTTCTGCAGGTCGAAGAACGGGACGTTGTTTATAGGCATGCGGCCTCCTTCGTCAGATCCAATAGCCCCAGCCCCACATGGCGCCGAAGCCCATATACATGTCGCCCCCGATATAGTTGTCGTTGGACGACCAGAGCCCGAAGAACAAGTCGGCCAGCTCCCCGAGCACCATGCGGTCCACGTTGATCAGGCTCGCCCTGTACGCCATGATCAGCGACGACGCCGACTGGGAGCGGCCCGTCGAGTGCGACGTGGCATGCGTCGTCTCGTTGCCCTTCGCACTGGACTTCGCCGTGTTGTCGGTCTTGGAGGCGCCTTCCGTCCGGCCGTTCGCCTTGTTCCCCGACACAGCGTAGTCGCCTTGCTGGTTGATCGCCGTGTCCGGATAGCGCATGTCCCGCGCATCCGACTCGGAGGCGCCAGAGGTCCTGTTTTCCGTCGTCCCTGAACCCTCGTTGCTGGACGACGACGTGTGGGCGCCGTCAGAGACGGATGAGACGTCCATGGTGGACAGCGGGTCGAACTTAATCCGCGTCGACTCGTACAGCTGGTTGTAGTAGGGCATGATTAGTTCTAGCCGGTGCCGCAGCTGGTGTGCGAACATGGCGACTGTCTCGTAGGCGGTCTCCCGGAACCAGTAGTGGTCCTTGATCAGCTTGTTCAAGTGCGGCCTGTAGGCTTCGTCGAAGATCGGGTACGTCTCCAAGCCTAGCTCGGCGTCGCTGTACCTGGCGCACACATCCCGTAGCGCTATCGTGAAGTCAGCCATCAGTCAGCGAACCCCTCACCCATGTCGTTGATGCCGCGCACCTGTTCCCTACTGTGCCGCCAATGCACGGACACGTTCAGACCGTAGCGCTCGTTGATCGCGTCCGCGGCTTCCTGCCGAGCGCCGATCGCCACGCCGCGGAACGCCGCCGTCTGGCCCTGGATCGCCTCCACCTCGTCGTCGACGAGACGCTCCTTCTTCTCCGGCGGCGCGCATTGGATCCCGAGTGCGAGCATCGCGTCGTCCCATATCTCCTTCTTGACGCGGATTGCGTCCGATATGGCGTTCGGCGACTGCCTGTTGTCCAACGCCTGCACCGATTCCGCGATGCCCCGGCCCATCTCGTCCTTGACGGTGAAGACGACGGGCTGGCCTTCAGCCACCTGCCGGTAGAAGTTCTCCCCGGCCAGTCGTTGTTCCTGGCTGAGCGCCAGGATCATCGGGCTGCGCGAGTTGAGAGAGTTCACCCGCACGGTCTCGGCGGCCTCCGCTAGGGCGGCCGCGTAGTAGTTGACGACCCACTGGTCGTTGACCCGGTTCCTGTTCGTCCATATCGGCACGCAATCCTTGGATGATATCTCGCGGTTGATGTACCTGTTGCCGGTCACGCGGAACGTCTTCGGGTCCCCGTAGACGTCCACGTCGCCGGTGCCGGCGGCGTGCAGCGCGAAGAAGGCATGCAGGCGCGGGTCTTCGAAGAAGACCGCGAGGCCGTGCCGGTGCAGTACCCGTTCCAGGTAGCGCTCGTTGACTGTCTCGGGCAGGCCGTCCCATACGAACCGCGCTTCGGCCAGGCCCCACAGCATATTCTGGTAGAGCATGAACTCACCGCCGCGCATAGCCTTCGCCCTATTGGGGCGGAAGCGGCCATCGTTCGCCCTGGACGGCTCCACGCCGCCGATGAGGTCGCCGTTCGTCAAACCCTTCGTGCTCGGCATTATAGCTGCACCACCTCCTTCGGGCCGTTGTCGAAGAGGTGCATCTCGGTTATCTCCTTCGGCTCGTCCCATATTGTGACGCCTTTTTCGAATATGCCGCGTATCGTCTCGGCATGCATCTGCGGAACGGACGGGGCGTCGATACGGCAGTCCGCCAGCTTCCAGTACGTGAAATGAGTCATGAGTGTCAGATTGTAAGCAGCCATGTCGATGGTGCGGTTGCAGCGGTAGCCGAACCTCGCGAAGTGCTCGGCGACGGCCTGGATCGCACCCCTGTGCGGCGTTTTGAGCCGCACATCCACCATCCACCCGGTGGTGGCGAGCATGAAAGCGTCGCCTCCGATTTGCCCGGAGATGGAGGGCTGTACCATCTTCGTGTCCTGTATCTTCGCTTTCAGGCCGGCCAGGGTATTCGAGTAGTCGCCCTTGGCCACCATGTCGGCGTACTCTTTGTTTGTGTCCCTGTTGTAGGCGGTCTGTGCGTTCTGTAGCCCCGTGAGCTTCGCCGCCAGGTTATTGGTGATCGCCGTGGACTGGGACGCGGTGGAGTTAGCCAGGTCAGTCTGTGCATCCCTCGCGTTCGCGTCGATGTTGTAGTTGGAGTTGGCCATGTAGACGCCCATGCCGGTGCCGACGACGCCTTTGACGGCGCCGCCGATGTCCCCCGACAGAAGGCTGCCGATGGCACCCATGCCGCCGGAGACGCCCTGTTGGATCATGTTGTTCTGCGTGTGACCCCAGGCGGCGTCGTTGGTGATCGCCGTGGACTGGGATCGAGCTGCATTCGACAGGGCGGTCTGTGCGCCTCTTGCCGTGTTGGAAGCGACCATGGACTGCCGGGCCGTGCCGATCGCATACGACGCCTGGTCGTAAGCCACTTGGTTACCTTGCAGTGCCTTTTGCTGGGACCAGTCGGCGGACTGGTAGGCGAACGCTATGCTGTGCGCCTGAGAAGCCAGCGCGTTGAGACCCGCGTTGTTGGGGATGGAGAACATCGGGAAGTTCGCGAAGAACAGGGATCCGTCCAGGAACGAGTTGGACAGCGGGTTGCCCGTCGTGTTGTCCTCTGACAGGTAGTCGCGCAGCCACACGACAACCCGCGGGCCCGGCGGGGAAAAGTGCTGCAGGCGTGACAGCGTGACCTTGCCGCCGTTCGGTAGGTACTCGGGGTGGACGGCCATCGACTGGCCCTGGTAGTTGGTGAGTTCGATGAACAGGTAGGGCGCGGTGACGAGCTTCGTGTAGTTCTTCTGCCAGTCCGCGAAGTGGGTTTTATCGAGTAGTTCGAGGGCGCCGCCACCGAAGAACGTCCGGTCCTGCCCCCACATGACGTCGCCTTCATGGCCTGTCTTGCGGGAGCGGATGATCTTGATCGTGTTCGGGTCAACGCCCTGCCGGTACTTGTCGTGTACGTTATCGGTGTTGTGAGACGCGATGATTCGGTCGAATGCGTTGTCTGGTGTGGGCAGGAGCATGATCATCTGGACACCCTGGGATACCCACGGGAATGGCGACATGGCGGTGGTGAAGAACTCGAAAGTCCCGATGTCACGGACGAGGATGATATCGCACCCATTGGGCAGTCCTTCGAAGGCGGAGCCTTTCGCAGTCCTCATGTTCGGGTTCGACGGTTCACCTGGATCGTAGGAGAAGTCTGTGGAGGCGACGAGCATGACGCAGCACTCGGCAAGGGTAGCGACCGTGTAGCGCTCGCTGTAGCGCACCATGTAGTCGGACCCCAAGTCGAGTCCCTCCGCCTCCCGGAGGACGTCGTGTTGGCGGCCGCGCCACGTGGCGGCCACCGGCAGGTGGCCCTGGACGACGAAGGCATTGCGCAGCTTGACGTTGCCGCAGTAGGTTGTCCACACGTCTAGCTGAACGGACAGCGCGGTGGCGTCGGGGGCGACCCGGACGACGTCTTGGATGAAGTAGTAGAAGACCGTGGGCCGTTCTTTGTCGGGGTGAAGCTTGGATATCTTCGGGTTGACGACCCGGATGTAGTTGTACTTGACACACGTGGAGAACGGCTCATCGAGTACGACGTGAGAGCCGTAGTCGATGGTCTGCGCGTTCCTCAGCGTGAGGTGGTGTGCGTCCGGCCGGTCGATGTACGAGGCCCTGTGCGCATAGTCGCGCCACTGGACGATGTCCCGGTATGCGGAATCCCACGCCACCGTGGTGAGCGTGACTTCGGCCCCGGCGGACCACTCACCAGTACTCGGCATGCGCACAGCTCCCTTCGTGTGTGTCGGAGGGGCGCCGGGAGAGAAAGGAAAGAAACCGGCGCCCCTCCGGGGCCCTTACTTGACGGTGACGACGTAGGGGCCGTAGGAGACGCCATCGGCTCCCGTGACGGCGATGGTCACCTTGTAGGCGCCGTTCTCGCCGTTGGCGGTTTCGACTGTGTAGTCGATGTTCCGCCCGTGTGCGAACGTGTTGTTCTGCACGTCGTTGATCAGCGTGTCCTTCTTAGCCCGCGTGACGGTGTATTCCTTGGTTTCGGGTGTGAAAGACTTGCCGATCGACCGGCCGAGCACGGTGAGGCCGATGACGGACGACTTGCGGTCCGGCCATGCGGGCACGTCGTCTCCGGCCGCGACGGCGAAGGCGCCGTCCTTGGAGGCCGCGTCGCATTCGACGTGGACTTTGACCGGGCCCTTTTCGAGGCGCCCGACGAAGAGCGCGCCGCTGGAGGAGACCGACGTGTGGTTGTCGGTCGCAGAGGCGATCGTCCACTTGAGGGCAGGGTTGCCGCCGCCCCCAGTGACGGATTCAACGGCGAGCCGGTAGACACCGCCCTTATCGAGCGAGGAAGGCCGGGTGCCGTCTGCCGCGTAGCATTCGACGTTACCGATTTCGGTGACGGGCGGCGTGATCTCGATGACCTCGTCGTCGGCGCCAGTCCAAAACATCGCGGTGGGCGCGAAGCGCGAACAGGAGATGGTCTGGTGGTGGTGGTAGAACACGTTGTAGGTGTTCGGGTCAGTGGGCACATCGATCGTGTTGGTCTGGATCAGGTGATCGTAGACCTGGAAGAAGTTCTTGTCGACGACAGCGGCCTGGAACTTGCTGTTGGGCACGAAGCGCTGCGGGATTTCGACGATCCTGTACTGGACGTCGGCGCGGTCGATGTTGAACGCCCACGCGAGAGCCTCCACGTCCAGCGCGGCCCTGACGGCCGGCGTGGTCAGGAGGATCATGTCACTCGGGTCGGAGTGGACGGGCATGCGGGCCGGGTTGTAGGCGGTGGACTTGAAAGCCATCTCACCGGCGACGGTGCGCAGCTTGCGCAGAAGCTCGGTGGCGTCCTCCCTGGCGGAGCCGGAGCGGGCGACGTCGGGGACGTGCACGTGGTAGAAGCCACCGCGCACCTCGTACTTCCCGAGAAGGGTGGCCATGAGGGTGAACTCATCCCACTGGTCCGATTCGTAGGGCGCCTGCGTCTGGCGGTCGATGAGTTCGGCGACGTCGCCGCCGTTAAGGAACGCGGACTGGATCAGGGCCTTCTCCACGGAGACCTTGTAGCGGTCCATGCGGTTCTTGGTGTGGAAGGCCGTCTCCACGCGGAAGTCCTCGCGGCCGAAGATGAGCTTAGCGTCCACGTCGTCGTTAGGGTCGTAGGCCGCGGCATTGAGGAGTCCGGTCTGTATCTCTTCCACGCCGTTGCCGAATTCGATCATGCCCTTCTTGAATTCGGCGAGCGGGTTGCTCCACGACTTCTGCGTGGCGAAGATGGGGACGAGCTGGTTGAGAAGCGACTGGCAGATGGGGCTCCACAGGTCGCGGTGGGACGAGAGATAGTCGAGGGTACGCTCGATTCCCGCCTGAGTCGGGGCAGGGATGCGCTTCTTGTATCCCATGGCCGCTGCATTGATTGCGGACTGCAGGAGCTGTGTATTGGTCGTGCCGGGGCGAAGTGCCGGCGTCTTGAGTGCCATAAGTCAGTAGGTCCTTTCGTCAGGCCAAGAGGTCTTCGATTTGCAGGTCTTCGGGATCAATGCCGTCGTCCAGCACGTCGACGTCGGCGGCTTCGTCCAATGCCTCTTCAGTGACGATAGCCCTCAGTTCTCTGCATTCGTCTAGCGCCTGTTGCGCGAGTGCGCGGACCTCGTCGATGAGATCCGACAGGTCGGCCTGGACGTCAGTCTGCGTCGCCTCTACGGGGGTGGCCTCTTCGGGGGCCTCCGTCTCGGTGGTCTCTTCTACGGCCACTCTTCCTCCTTGATGTCTGGGTTAAGCGGCGGGGCAGCCC